TGCCCTTTCGTGTGATGGCGCAGTAACTGAAGACAGCGTCGGTTTTAACAAATCTGATTCTCGTATTGGCACTCAATTAGCACTAATTCCAGAGTCTTACTGGACTCCGACAATGGCTTATTCTGCTTGGATAATGCTTGCCAAATATTCAAAGCAGTTGAAAAAACTCGGCTTTGTTTATGATGAAATAACACCACCCAAGCGGGCGTACACCGATATCCATCAAGACCTTGATTCTGTGTACGGTTCAAAAGTTGATAAGCGCATTACAAAAGTAAATAACAATTTTGTAATTCACTGTCAATACGACGAGCAAGTAACCTCAGAATTAAAACAAATTACTGGTGTCGTATGGAATTCTGCTGCATCGGTTTGGATTGCTCCAGAATCGGCTAAACTGGAAGTAGCAGAATTTGCATCTAAGTACCAATTCAATGTCTCGCAGGAAGCACAAACCCAATTGCCTGAAGTAATTCAAGACACAGAAAAGTCACTCACCATTAGTAAGCGTGGCATGGCTGTAATTAAATTTCCATATGACCCAGAAATAATTGTTGAGGTCAAGAAACTTCCCCAGCGAACTTGGGACATGAAGAAAAAACACTGGACTGCGCCGATAACCATCGGAGTTCTTGAACTAGCAGATAAGTACAAATTTGATGTTGAGGATTCGGTCCGCGAAAAGATTATTGAATTGACCAAAAAGTCAACAGAACTACTTGTTCAATCAACATCTACCGACGCAGAAATAAGTATCCCCACTCTCAATGGAACTCTCATGCCATATCAAAAGGCTGGAGTTGCCTACGCTGGTTCAGTTGGGCGTTGCCTAATCGCTGACCAAATGGGTCTCGGTAAGACCGTAGAAGCAATTGCTTCACTTGAATACCGTGACGCATTCCCAGCAATTATCGTTTGCCCAGCATCTCTAAAGGAAAACTGGAAGCGTGAAATAAATAAGTGGCTCCCACACCGCTCGGTAAACATCTTGAGTGGTAAAGGGAATATTGCAAATGTCGATGTGAACATTGTGAACTATGACATTATTGGTCGCTTTGTTGAGCCAATCATGCACCTAAAACCAATGGGTCTTGTCCTTGACGAGTCTCACTATGTGAAGACAAGCAAGACAAAACGCACAGAAGCAGTGCGCGACATTGCAAAGAAGGTTCCGCAATCTGGAACAGTATTGCTTCTCTCTGGAACACCAGTTACGAATAGACCAGAAGAACTTGTAAGTCAATTAGAAATCCTGGGAATGCTTAGTCGCTTCGGTGGCAAGTGGGCATTCCTGAAGCGATATACAAATGCCTACCACAATGGATTTGGCTGGGATACTAAAGGCGCTTCAAACCTCAACGAACTGAATATGAAACTTCGCCAGAACTGCTACATCCGCAGAACAAAAGATGAAGTGCTAAAAGAACTTCCAGCAAAGACACGAAATGTTGTTCATGTTGAGCCATCTGGAAAAGGTTATGCAGAATACCGAAAAGCAGAAGGCGACCTTCTCGCATTCTTGGCAGAGAATGGATACCGCGCGTCTGATACTGCAGAACACTTAAGAAGAACGACCGTGCTCAAGCGTCTTGCTGCCGATGCAAAAATGGAATCAGTAATTGAATGGATTGATTCATTCTTGGAGTCATGCGATAGAAAACTTGTTGTGTTTGCGCACAATGTGGCAATCGTTGATTACCTCGCTGGCAAGTATGGAAATCTTCGCGTAAGTGGTCAAGACTCAATGGAAGACAGACAGCACGCTGTTGACTCATTCCAAAAAGACCACAAAGCAAGAGTTATCGTTTTGAACCTTCAGGCTGGTGGAGTTGGTTTAACGCTCACCGCTGGTTCTGATGTTTGTTTTGTTCAGCAAGGATGGACTCCTGGCGAACACGACCAAGCCGAAGATAGATGTCACCGAATCGGGCAAGAAAACAGCGTTCAAGCCTGGTACCTAATTGGCGTAAATACAATTGATGAGGATATCTACGACTTGATTGATGCAAAGCGCGCAGTTGTTGATGCTGTAACTGATGGAGACGAAGTCCAGCAGGCTGGTGTTATCGGAGATTTAATGAAAAGGCTTTACGCTAAGACAAAGCCATAGCCTTCATATACACCTTGCTTCGACAAGACTTTGGAAAACCGAGTCATAAGGAGCAATCATGAAAGCAACAACAGCAGCAGACGGAATCGCAAAGGGTGGCGCAATGGGCGTCGTTGTTTACTTGTGCGATAAGTACAGCATTGACCCAATGCTCACCGCACTTGCAATGCCACTAGTAGCAGCAGTTTTGGCAATGGCATCAACAAAGATTGGTGACCCAACCGTCGCTTCATTCTTCGCAGCAAAACAAGAGGCAAAGAAATAATGGCAAAAGAAAGTTGGCCAGTAGTACCAGTTAAATACTGCGAACACCTAGAAGGAAAAAAGCCAAGCCAGATTACCCCTGCGATGCTTCGCAAGTTGTCTGTTGGCGGGCAAATGCACCACTGTGCAGCACGCGCTTTTGAGGCAATGAAAGCAGCCGCAGCAGCAGACGGAATCAAGTTGGCTCCGACTAGCAGCGGCGATACATTCCGCAGTATCGAGACCCAGAAAAAAGGCTTTCTTACCCGCTACCAGAAGGAGTTAATTCCTGGAGCCACAACACGCACCTGGAACGGTGAGAAGTGGTATCTAAAGAAGGGCAATGCTCCTCTTGCTGCACCAAACGATGATGCCAAAACCTGCTCACGCCACATGCTTGGAATTGCTATTGATATTGCGAACGCAAACGGCAAAATCCTTGCTTGGTTGCTTGCTAATGAGCAGAAGTTTGGATTCAGCCATGAGGTGGTAGAAAACCCAGGCGCAGAACCATGGCACATCCGTTTTACCGAAGGTAAGGCAATGCCACAGGCTGTTCTGGACTACGAAGCGGCTAACCCACCACAGGCATAAGTGTTTGGGTTTGGGCTAAAATATATTATTATTTTGCCCATACCCTCGCACACTTAAACAGACAAATCAGTACAATTATCCATAGAACAAGGAAAAAGGAGTCCAGAAATGGCCGCAAGTCAGTCCACAATTACATTCGATGTCCAAGATTGCAAGGTGTATCCAGTTAGCACCGATGTATCTGGTGGCATTACATACGGCACAGCAATTGATGTTCCTGGTATCCAGGAAGTATCTGTTGAGCCAAACTTTGTTACCGTAGAACTTAAGGGTGACGGAAAGGTTCTTGCCAAGAAAGGTAAGATTGACCGCCTTAACTTCTCTGCAACTTACGCAGAATTGAGTCTTGAAGTTCTCAAGACCATCTTCGGTGGCACCGTTGCCGCTGCAGGTTCGGGTTCAACCGAAACCGCAACTTACACCTTTGATGGTGGAAGCCTTCCATACTTCAAAGTTGAATTCTTGGTCAATGACCTTGAGTCAGAACTTTCAGAGTTGGTATTCGCACTTGCTAAGTGCCAAGTAACTGGTGGAACGATTATGTCAGGCTCGACCGACAACTTCGGAACCCCATCATTTGATGCAGAAGCGATTCTTCCAATCGCAGATGGCGTTGGCTTTGGAACCGTACAGTTCCGCGAAGCATCAACTGGCCTTAGCGCTTAATTAATTTAATTTAACTCCTCCTTGGGACAAACGACGGCCTTCGGGCCGTCGTTTGCTTTATACCCGAATAGTGTGTATAGTTACCCGCATGGATTACACACCAATTGTTTTAAAAAATAAAGGCATCCCAGTAGAACTTGCAAAAGTCAAAAGCATTGGCTCTGATGTATATGAGCGTGAATACGATGAAGTTGGGGAGGTATTAAAAGAAACAGTGTTTGTTAGGTTTACAAACAATGTTATTGCAGATATTGAAGAGCATTGGGGCGGCCTTGAGGCATGGCAACAGAATCTTGAAAAGATGCCAGTTTCAACACTCCGTCAAAGTCTTGCTTTTGCTCTTAAGCGCAACAACACCGAAGTCGGTGAAGCAATGCTTGAAGGTCAAACAGTAATCTACTCAAATGTGGTGAGCGTTGCATGGGCAATTGCTAATGGCGTGGACCCGACCGTGGCGGGCAAGATGCTCCGACAAAGCGCCCTGCTCGCCGAAGAAAACCGAAGAGTACTAGAGCAGGCAATGTCAGTGGTGGAATTCCCGAGCGACTCCCCTGGAGACAGTGGTACACCACCTGGTCCCAAACGGGCCGCCCGTACGAAGAATTCTGGGAACTAAGCCCAGCACAAGTAGGCGCAGTCTTTGAGGGCATGGGATTCATGAAGCAAAAGGCTGGCACTAGCGACATTATGAACTTTGCTAAATCTATGGGTTTGGCAACTGGTTAGTCGTTTGTAATTTTCATTTATACTGATTCTGTTTGCGCGGAGTCAAATAGTGTGAAAAAATAGTTTTATGTCTAACGCTGGTGGCGGCCTACCCCCGATTAATGTTCGCATTGCCATCAGCACTACTGGTGCGGCCGCGGCAAGAAACGCTGTTGCATCAGTTGGTGCTGGTTCGGCGGGAATGGCTCGGTCGGTAGCAGCCAGCACTGTTCCAATCAGAATGATGGGTGACGCAATGCGTCAAACAGCATCTCTCATTAAGTACGCGGTTATTGGCGAACTTGTAAATGCTGGAAAACAAGCAATTCAAATGTCTAGGCAATTTGAAGTTTCTATGTCGCAAATCAGAGGTCTCGTAGGAATTAGTGCACAACAGGTAAAAGTATACAAAGATGAAATTCTTGCTCTTGGAGCAGCAAGTTCAAAGGGCCCAATTGAACTTGCAGATGCTTTGTACTTCATCACATCCGCTGGTATTAAAGGTCAACGAGCGCTCGAGGTTCTCAGGGAATCTGCCGAATCTGCTGCTGCTGGACTTGGTGAAACAAAGATAGTTGCAGACGCACTTACATCAATTCTTAACGCTTACGGCGAAGGAGCATATTCTGCTTCAAAAGCAAACGACATTCTTGTTGCAACTGTACGAGAAGGTAAAGCAGAAGCAGACCAATTTGCTCCAGCACTTGGAAAAGTATTGCCTGTTGCTGCCGCATTTGGTGCTTCATTTGAAGATGTATCTGCTGGTGTTGCCGCTCTAACTCGTGGTGGTGCGAGCGCTGGAACATCAGCAATTTACTTGCGTCAGGTTCTCTCGCAATTACTTAAGCCATCGAAGCAGGCATCAGAAACAATGCTGGCTGCTGGAACATCAGCGGAACAACTTCGTGAAAAGATTCAAAAAGATGGTTTGTTGAATACACTGTCTTATTTGAATACACAACTCGGCGGAACAGATGCAACTGTGGCCGCCGAAGGTCTGACAAAGGTGTTCGGTAATGTGCGCGCACTTACCGCAGTGTTTTCTCTTCTTGGTCCAAACCTTGAATACAACAGAGAAATTTTTGAAAACTTGAATAATGCAACTGGAGATGCAGACTTGGCGTTCCAGGCATATACAAAAACTGCAGACTATAAATTTAAGAAAGCAGCGGCGGAATCCCAGGCTGCATTAGTTCGTCTTGGTGATGCAATAATGCCAACAGTTACTGGGTTAATGGCAATGGGTGGAGCAATTGCTCGTGTTGCAGAAACCATGCTCAGATTTGCTGGCGGAAGCAATGTATTTAATAAAATTGCCAAAGGCCTTCTCATGGCTGGTTCAGCAGCCCTAATTTTTACCAGGGCAAGCCTGTTCCTTTTCACAAGAGTTTCATCACTTGTTCGTTTGTTTGGTCATGGCCAAATTGTTCTTCGTGGTCTAACCGTTGGTGTAAGAGGTCATAACGCAGCGATGCAGCAGTCTGGTATGGCAGCAATGGTTAACTCAAATGCATACAAGATTCTCGGAATATCATCACAAGGACAAATTGCCCTTGAAACAGAACTTGCTGTTGCCACCGCTGGCAACACAATGATAACAGAACAAGAGACTATTGCAATTCTAAAAAATAATATGACCAAAGCGCGAGGTGCTGCAGCGGGAAAGATTATGGTTGCAGCCAGCACTGGTCAAACATTTGCAAACGAGGCAGAAGCATTAAGTTGGATTCAAAAGGCTTTTGCTGTTGAAAGTTTTGGAAAGTCATTAATGACTGCACTCCCAATGGTGATTGGTATTGCAACACTTGCCTACACTCTTGCAACATCATTTGGTCTTATTGGTGGAGGAATGGGCGCTGGAATGGAAGGCCCAAGACAGTCACTTGAAGATATTAATAATCTTCTTGAAACAACTGCAGCGTATGCATCAACTGGAATTAATATTTCAGTAACTCTTGACGACAAAGACGCTGGAAAAACGCCAGACGAATTAAAAAAAGAAACTATTGATGCTGTCGATTCAGCATTCTATGGTGGTCAGGATGCACTACAAAATGCCATGAGAAATGGCGCAAGTTCTGCGTCAAAAATAAATATTGCTGCAGCAATTTTAGGCGGAATGAAGATTGATGACCCAGAAGCAAGAGCGGACATGGCTCAACGGCTTTCCGATGTTTTGGGAATGGGTGCTACAGAAAGCACGAAGATTCTTGATGTCCAATCAAAGCAATATGGCGCGACTGCTGCTGGACTGTATAACGCATCAGTAACACTTGCGCTTGCACAAAAGAAAAAGAATACATGGGCGCCAGATATTCAGCCAGACTTTGCGGCAATTGACAAATTCTCTGGGCTATATGGCAACGAACTTGTAGATGCATTGAGGAAGGAAGGTATCTCAGCCGACTATTTTGAACAGGTAGGAAGGCAGATTAGTTCTCAGTTCAATAGAACTGGTGATGTTGCTGGATTCTTTAAATCATTTGGATATGCTGCCGACCAGTTGAAAGGCTTTACAAAGGAAGAGCAGGAACTCGCTGCAAATGACGAACTGATTGTCAAGTCATTCGAGCAGTTAAATGCTGCTGCTGGAGATACTGGAGTAAAATTCGAGAATCTTAAAGACGGTCTAGCAAATATAGTCTCAAGTTCTGAAAATACAGACGCACTTACAGCATTTTTAGGACCCTTAAATCTTGGCGCACAGGAAACTGCTCAACTTGTTGAGAAATTGCAAACAGAATTAGGAAAACTAAAAAATGCTACCCCAGCGGAGCAGATGCGTGTTTTTTCTGAAATTGTTTTAGAAAATTCGCAAGTAGTTGCAAATAACGAACATGAATTGCGCATGCTTCAAAATAGCGCATACGATGTAACTACCGAATTTCAAAATGGACTCAATCCAGCAATTCAGGACCAGGTTGATGCTTTTGATGCAGCAACAGAAGCAATTAAGAACTATGAAAAAGGACAAGAGGCAGTCGCTGGTCTTTCAAAGAACTTTGTTGAAGCGCAGATTGATGCAAATAATGCAACACAGGATTTTAAAGAGAGCCTCAAGGATGCTGGTGGAACAGTTGGGTTCTCTGGAAAACAGGGTAAGGCATACGAAGATTTAATTAAATTTACTGAAGAATCCTTAAATGTCGCCAATATTATTATGGCAAGCGACGACCCACAGGCTGTTCAAAAAGCAACAGAGTACATGTCCAAGCAGTACACGCAAGCAATTGCAGCGCTTACCGCTAACGGAAAAACTTCAGTTGAAGATGCCCAAGAACAACTTGCAAATATTGGTTTTAACCCAATGGATATTGCAAGGACTTGGACTGGAAACCAAACTGACCCACTTGCTGCACTTGGTCTCCCAACCGCAGAAGCAATGCCAGAAACAACAAAAGCAATTGTTGATGGGTTCAAGGCTGGTCTTCTCGGAAATAAAGACGGAGATAAAACTGGTGTAACAGAGTTTAATAAGCAACTGCTTCAGGATTTTTATGATGACTGGCGTATTGCATCACCATCAAAAGTTGCTGCTGACCAAATAGGTTTGCCAATCGGGCAAGGAATTATTCAGGGAATGATTGCTGCTGCAACATCTGATGAATCGAAAAAAGTAACTGACGCATTTACAAAGCGCATGGAGCGCGACCTTGAAATTGGCTCACCGTCAAAACTGATTGCTAAAACGCTTGGAAAACCAGCAGGTCAAGGATTTGTTAAAGGATTTGCCGATGCCGTTTCTGCTCAGTCGGTATTTGGAACCGATGGATTTAGTCCAGTCGTTGAACCTTTGGTGGGAGCGACTGAAAGTGCTGGAAAAACTGCAGGAAAGCGTTTTGCTGATGCACTTAAAGGCGGCTTGACTGCTGCAAAAATCACTTCTGTGTTGAAACAAATCTCAGACAAGAAAACACCTTTCAAGGACTTTTTAAACGCAGTTGTTGGCAATATTCAGGATGCTCTTGGAACGGTTGGCGGATATATCGACGCTCAATTAAATCTGAGCAAGGCTATTCTAGAAACGCAGAAACTTGCATATTCACAGCAATTACTTGATGGAGAGTTGGCCAAGTCAATTCGCGAAAGAGAGCGAAATGCAAGAAAGTTTGGCGATTCTGGTGGAACAGCCGTAACAGATTACGAAATCTCAAAGATTGAAGAATTGCAGAAGGCTTTTGAGCAGGCTTCACGGAACTACTCCATGCGTCGCGGAACTCTTACCGATGTAATGGATGCAGAAGACGCTCTAAACGAAGCACGAGCAGCAGCGTCAGAGGCAAGTAGTGAAGTAATTGACTCAGAAAATGCCGTACTTGATGCACGGAATAATCTGAAAAACAAAGACCTTGAAGCAGCAAAGGCAATTTATGATGTAACAGATGCACAGCAGGCAATGAGTGATGCTGCCATACAACTAAAAATCAATATGAGTGATGCGGTTGAGTACTTTAATAATTTTGCAAACCAAGCGCTGCCTAATTTGGGTATTTCATTTGCAAATCTTGGAATCAGTTTAAGCGAATTAAACAAGGCTGCTGGCGGGTATGGAGATATAGTGACATCCGCAATCCCTGGAGCAAAAGCGGAGACTGAGTCTGTTTCATTCAGCCCAGTAGTAGATACCCCAACTGATACTAGCGCTGGTGGCGGAACGGGATTTGGCTGGAACCCAGCAACTGGAAAACCATTTGCAAACTTTATTGCAGCAGCAAAAGCCCTCCATCCAAACTTCTTTAAAACATATAAGGGTTCAACTCCGAACCTTGCAGCAAAGTCTGCGTTCCCTAAACTTTATGAAGAATACAAGAGATTAAATCTCACGATGCTTGCAGATGGCGGTTTGGTTACTCGTCCAACTCTTTCGATGGTGGGTGAGGCGGGACCAGAATTAGTAATCCCTCTCAGCAAGTTGAATACCACAACTGCTCTTGAGCGATACACAAATGTGAAGCCAAGCATGTCTGAAGGAAAAGCATCTAATAGCCAGGTCTTCAATATCACAGTTAACAACCCAGTTCCAGAAACTGCTTCAGATTCGATTTCGCGACGAATGAAGTCGCTATCTAACTCTGGATTGTTTGGATAGGATTAAGACATGGCGAATATTCTTAATTTCAAAGAATGGTACACAGTTGACGGCATCGACTTTGCTACCCCTGGATACTGGATTGCCAATGTTGATAAAGGACACGCTGGTCGTAAAGGAAACAATATTGATGTTCCTTCGATACATGGCGCCGCTTGGCGTCAGAAGCGTTTAACAACAAGAAATGAATCCTGGAACATCGTCATAACAGATGCTGACCCAACTACTGGTGCAATTGCTTCAACAATTGCTGACCGTCGCTCACAGTTCAATGCAAACTACGACACTGTCATGTCTGCAATAAATAAAATGGCAACCCAGTTAACAATCTTGCACAATCGAATTAATACATCAAATTCATCCCTTACTGATATACGGGTCGCATACGGAGAAATCACAAATAACTTTTCTATCTCTGACCACCGTGAACTGCTGTATGCAGAATTTACAGTAGATGTTGAGTTCACTGACCCGCGCTGGTACGACGCATCTGTTTACACGCCAGCGTTATCTGCCTCAATCACGACCTCTGCCTCTGCGGCCGTAATATCAAACTCTGCTTCTGTAATCGGAACCGCCCCAGTCACATATATGACCATTACTTTCACGCCAGCGTCTGGCCAGACATTAGTGAATCCACGATTGACAAACTCAACATATGCATCTTCCCAGTCAGTAATTGGCTATACGGGAACAATTTCTTCTGGAACAAGCATCGTTATTGATACAGACGCACTAACGATAAAAACTGGTGCTGGGACAAATGTATCGGCTTCTCTGTATCGGACTGGTTCAGTACAGGACTGGATGGTTCTGTACCCAACAACAAATACTCTAACATTTAGCGTTGACGGGACAACA